TAATTTTGGAGTTGCTATATTAAATGATAAGCATTCATCATGGCAGTTAAAAGAAATATTTGAACAAGAAAACGGTAGAGGTTCTTGGAGAGAGTATTTTGGAGATAGAAAAAATGAATCTAGTATAGATAGTATTAGTTATATATCTAGACAAATGGCTGAGTTTTTAGGAATACATTTTGGTGCTCCAGGTGCTAAGATATTTAAACCAGTTATTAGCTCTCAAGGTAGGAATGCATTATTGTATGGTAAAACTGCTTTTGTTTATAATCCTAAATATGATGCATTTTTTAATAGAAACCCTGAATTAGATATATTAATGTCTAAAACAGCTGAAAAATTAGATGCCTATGGCCCACAAGAACTATTTACTGTTTCTAGGAATGAACTTTTAAATAATGGTGGTAATTATAGAGTTGGAGATAAACTTTTACAGATACCATTAGATGCAGTTGGTGTATCTAAAATAACAGATCATTTTTCTCTTGCAAAACTACCACCTAGTGTTGTACAAAACCACACTGATATAGATTTAGCTCAAAAGATTTATAAAGATTATTTTTCTGATGACTTAGCATCATCTATTAATAATGTAAAAAAGATTATAAGTAATCCTTTTATGGAGCATGAATTAATTAGAACTATGAAAGCTGGTATGACTCCAGGTGAATTACAAGATATAAACTTTACAGATGGAGCTAATCAATGGACAAGTTTACATTTAGAATGGCTCAATACAAGTCCTTATGCTTCAATAGATGTTTTTGGACCAGGTGCTAAGATGAATCCAATAAAATCTAAATTTATAGATGATATTTTAGCTCCTAAATCTGAATACAAAGCATCTGATGGTGAAGTATATAGATATGGTGCTAAATCTACTATATTACAAGATGGCTCTAATCTAATGCCTACTAAATTTAATTTAAAAACAGGTAAAATAGATCAATATGGTGAAATAAAACTACCTTTTGATGTTGGTGCTGAATCTATAGAGTTTAGAGAAAGAGATTTTAAATTAAAGGTTATAGATAAAGAAACTAACAAAGTATTCGATGCAAAAGAAATATTTTTAAAAGAATCTGTTTTTCCAGAAGGATTACAGGCTAAAGAATGGGATATTGTATCTAGAAGTGAAAGACCTTTAGAAAGTTTGTTTATTGCTTTTGAAACTCCATCTTTAGCTAAATATGACTTAGCTATATCTACAATGCGTTTTCCAAGAACTAGACCTAATGACTTAGCTTTGCTAAGGTTGAGAGGATTTTTAGATAGAAGAGTAGGTAATGGAGCTGTGGTTAATGCTAATGATGTTTATACTATATTTGAAGGAGATTATGATATAGATATGGTAGATTATTTTTGGGCTGGCAGTGAAGCTTGGTATCAAAATATAAAAAGACAACAAAAAGTATGGGTTCCTTCTGTTAATGTAGACCCAAAAGAAAGAACTCCTAGTATAGAACTTGCATCTAAAAACCCTGAAATAGAGAGTACTAATTGGTCAATATTAAATGGCTCAAAAAGATCTCTTGCAGAATTAAGAGGTGTTGTTCAAGCCACATCTGGAAATGTGAAACATTTAGATAATATGGCAGAAGTAACACCTGAAGGTAATAAGATATTAATTAAAAACCCAAATGTTAAACCTGGGGAAAATGGATATTGGGAAGTAAGGATTGATTGGGACAACGGTGATTTCCATTTAAGGCAAGCTTTAGAAGGTCAGTTGTTGCTTGATATGGCTGCTCCCGACCCTTCAATTGTTAATAAAAAGAGAGATTGGAGATTTGACTTCTTATTTCCAAAGAAAAAGTTTTCTTTATCTAAAGATGATTTTATTGATCCTGATACAGGAGAATATAATACTACTAATTTGAGAAGTTTTATTAATTCAAAAGATCATAGAATGAGCGATACTAAAGACTTAAAAGCTAGGGTGTTTAGAAAGTGGGAAATGAGAAATGGTGTTATGGAAGAGATTGATTTAAATACAATAGATAAAGATATATTAACTAATATGATGAGTAAATATTCTGAAGTGATGAGAGTTATGCCTGGTAGAAAAGTTTACACAAGTGGTGATCCTAAAAAAGCTAATTATGAACAGATGTTAGATGCTGCTTCTAGGTATTTTACACATGCTAAAAGTTTTGAATATTCAATGTTTAATAAACTAGAGTATACCAAAGTTAGAGATGAATTAACTAGAGATGAGAGCTATAAATATCAACCCCAAGGAATTGATGGTAGGTTAATGTATGATTATTGGGCTCCTAAAAAACCATTATATACTGATAAGCAAGGCAATCAAAGACCGAATAAATTTAAAAGTAGATATTTTACAAAATCCCCTATTCCAAGAGGTGTTGTTGATAATATGATGGATGTTTACAATGGTAAAAGTGGTAGTGTTGTTGAAAAAATGTTAAGAAAAATATATGCTGAGGATCCATTAAGCATAGCACATCAACATTTAGATTTATTAACCAAAGATTCTTTTTTAAAACAAGAAAAACTTATTACAGAACTTTTACATAATGAAGGTGCATCAATAAAAGGTTTAAATGACCTTATGCCTGCATTTTTAGGCTCAATAAAACACGATACAGGGTTAATAAAAAGATTGAAATATCAAGCATATATGCTTAAGAAAAGTAGATATTTTAAAGGTAAGAATGAAAAAATGAATTGGTTGAATACTCGTATTAAAGAGTTAGAACAGAAATTAAAACCATTATTAACCAAGGAATACTTTAAAAGTAAAAGCGCTAGAGATATTGGAAGAATTAACTTAGTTGAAATTGAAAGTGATGCAAATATAATTGATGGAACTGTTCAATATTTTACAACTGCTCACATGGCTAGAAGTGAATATATGAATAAAGGACAGCTTAATTACAAGAGTGATTTAAAAATGATGAGAACATTTCATGCTAAACATTTTGGTGAATTAAGTATGCAAGGATTTCAAAACTTTGGTAGAAAAAAACTTATAGATTTAGAATTAAAAGAAACTTTAAGTGAATTTAAAACTCCATCAGACATTGAAATGCAAGGTGAGCGTCTTCTTACTGAGTTAGTTAATAAACATGGGATTTCTTTTTTATGGGATTATATGGGTCCTGGTGCTAGCTCTATAGAAAATAAAATAGGTGTTTTTAAAGGTAATGCAATGCCTATAGCTGTAAAACCTACAAGTACTTATAAAAGAGGTATATCATGGCTTTTAAAAGGCAAAGCTGGTGCCTTACCAGCTCAAACATATGACTCTACTCCTAAAGAATTTTTCCAGAAAGCATTAGAAAATATAGCTGAAATAGATTTTGTATGGAGAAGATTTTTTAATGCTCAAGACCAACATATTCCATTAGATGCTTCAGAGATTTCTAAAATGATAACATATGGTGCTCCTAAGTGGAATTGGAAAATGAATCAATTGTTTGCTAATTATACAGATCTTAAATTTAATAAAAATGTAGATGAATTTAATCCTTTTGGAATGGGTAACAGATATAATAATAACTTGTTGTTCTTCAGGTCTTTATCTAATTTGGATGCAAAAAATTCAGGTAATTTTGATCAAGGGTCTAAAGTTTTATCTTATACTCATCAACTTATTATGGAAAACGGTTATATGTCTCCATCTAAACACATAGGACTAATGGCACATGCCTCTGAGAAAATTGGTCCAATTATGAATCAAGTATTTCCTTCACAAATAGATATTAATAGTGGAGCTGTTAAACCATTAAAACCATTTGATATTATTAACAATCCAGTGTATGTTATGTTAGGTGGTGGTTATATGAATGGTCCTGGTTTAACAATGGATCCATGGAGGCAGATGAGCAGATATGAAACAGCAAAAGTTAACAAAATGACTAATCAAGTCAAAGACATGAAGAATGTTGAAAGAGACATATTTAATGATTCATATAATACTAAAGATTTAAGAGAAGATATTCTTAAGAAACAGGAGGATTGTTAATGGGATGTATACCTAGTAAAAACCATCAGAAAATCAAGGAAATTGGTAATAATTTTATGAGCAAGTCAGAAGTTAAGGCTTTGTATAAAAATCCAAGTATTATAGTATATAAAAAGTTTGAACAGTTGTTTGGATATAATCCTTCAGAGTGGAAAGCTTTTGAACCTTCTAAAACAGATATAAATGCATTTAAAAGAGAGTTGAATAAAGTTTATAAACAGATAAAGAAAGGTAAAGTTATAGGACTAACTGGCTCTCAGTTATACACAACTTCTGCGGTTGTTAGAAGAAATCCAATACTAGCTGAGGTATATGATAATTTTCTTAAAGTTAATTATGAATTTAGAGGTAGAAGTAGTATAAATGAAAGAGATTTTGAAAACCTATTAAGCTATTTAAGAGATGAGTCTATTTTTACTGGCATGTTACCTGGAAGAAAAGGTTTTAAAAATGCTATTAAGGATGCTTCTAAGTTAGAATCTGAAATACAAAGTCTTATTATAGATAAGAACAATGGTGTTCCTGGTTCGAGAGAGAGTTTGAAGAATAAAATGGGTGAACTTGATACATTCCTTTCTAAAGGAGAAGGTAAGGTATTTAAGGATTTTGTCAATTTAATAGAATCTAAAGAAACAGGATTAAGAAGTGTTCCTGAGGTTCAAAAAATTGTTAAAGAAAGATGGGGCAAGGCTTTAACTGACAAAAATATGAACGATATTAAAAATGCAATCTTTAAGATAACAAAGTCTGCTAGGATGCAAAATGCATTAACTAAATATGTGGAAATAATGCATAACGTTCATAATTCTATGCAAAAAGGTGTTGAGGCATATATAAGCTCTATACAAGAAGGTGCTCTTATAAAGGGAGCAAGTATAGCAGAGATAAAAAGCTTAAAGGACTTTCTTTTAAAAAAGTTAATGCCAGATGAAAAAGCTGGATATTTTCCACATTATAGATATGATATGCAGTCTTTAATGTTAGATGGTCTTATGCCTAAGTTGGACAATCTTTCTGAAGCAACTAGGTTTATGGATCCAAAAAGAGGAAAAGGTATTGATGAGGCATTGAACGATGTTAAAACACAACTTACCTCAAGAGTTAAAAAAAGAACTCCTGATTTAAACAATAAAGATTACTCTATGAATTTTGTTGCTGTTGTTAAGAGGTATATGGACGAAATAAATAGGTTTAATTTTATGGCTCATACCCAAAGATATACAAGACAAGCCTTGAGAGAGGCAAAAAATGCTTTTCATGAAGGTAAAGATTTAGAGGGCTATGGTGCTCAGTTTGTTGATATGATTATGGATATGAATTTAGCTCAAACAGGTTCTAGGACAATAGTTAATCCTGAATTTGAAGCTGCTAGTAGAGCTTTATTAAATCTAGAGTTTACATCAAAGTTAGGTTTAAATGTTAGATCTGCTGCTAAAAACTCAACTCAGTGGCTTTTAAATACTGTTCAGTTTGGTCCTGTTTTAATGAAACGTTCTAAGGAAGCATATGCTAGAGATAGGGATTTAGAGAGAAGTGTTGAAATAGCTTTGGAACAATCTGGATTGTCTTTTGAGGTTGGAGCTGACATTACTGCTATTGGTGGTGAGACTAATCCTTTTAAAAATAGAGTTAGACTTAATGGTCTTGGGGAAATTGAGTTTGTTAATCCTTCTAAAATATCACAATTTGCTGATTTTACTGGAAGAGTAGCTGGTAAGTCTGGTATTTTTATGAGAACGGTTGAAAATATAAATCGTAAAAGTACTTATAAATATGCATTTTATGAAATGTATAGTCAATTAAAAAACAATAGTGGTTTTAGAGAGGTTTTGTCTGATAAAAAAGGCAGAGATATAACTCAAAAAGAACTTGACTCTGCAATTTTTAGGAAGGCACAACGTTACGCTGAAAGAATGACAACATTGCTTCATTTTGATTATTCATCTGTATCTAAATCAAAAGCTATGAGAAGTAGTTGGGGTAGGTTTTTATTACAATTTCAACATTATGCACATAGTTTTGGTGCTCTTAATATGAAGATCTTAAGAGAAGGTGGTGATGCTGCTTTAGCTAGAGATTTTACATTTTCAGGTAAGATGGGTCAAGTATATAGAATGGGTATGGTATATGCTCTTGCTCCAGCTTTAGCTTCTATAGTTACAGAAAATGATTTTTTTAGAGTAGTTCAACATGATACTTATGAAAGATTGCAACAATTATATACATTTTTAACTGGTGATGCAGATGAAATTCAAGAAGCTACATATGGTAGAGGTGCATTAGGTGCTTTGGTTGGTGCTCCTGTTTTCTCTGACGCTTTAGCTATAGGCGAGCTGGCTAGATTGTGGGAACTGGATGATGAAGGTTTATTACAGCTTCTTATTGGTTATAATGATTCTAAAGATTTGTCAGATGATCAAAGAATAGCTAAAATAGCAAGACTTTTTAATGTTCAATTTGGAAGAACAGCTTTCCAAACTGGATCAATGTTAACTAGCAAACATTGGCTAAGAGGATTTGGCCATGAACTTGGTTTTTATCCAACAAAAAGAGCTAAAGACATGAGAGAGTGGACAGTAGCTGCAGCGGAGCAAATTCTTCCTGATGCAGCCATTAATGTGTTAGATACGCTTTTTAGCTCTCCCTCTAAAGAGAAAGCTAAAAAACGTAAAACAAATCCTAGACGTTACTTCTATTAAGAAGCTTCTAGTTTATTAATTAGATCATTTTTAAACTCTTGAAATACAGATATTATTTTATCTGCTAGTTGTATGTTTTTAACAAGATATTCTGAATCTCCTACTTCTTGTTTTTCCATACTTTCCATTAATGATTCTAATATTTTCATCTGACTCATTTGTTTATTGGTATTACTTTCCATCGACTCCTCCTATTTTTTTAGCGAAATAATCAAACTCAATTACTGCATAAACTTTAGACCTATTTCTTTTTATTATAAGTACTGGAGTTCTACCCTCGCAGTTTCCTTCACATTGGTTTAAAGCTTCCCATAAGTTTAATCTTTCTGTGTTTTTACATTCAAAGCTGTAAGGGATAAGTTTTTTGGCTATTGGAGATAACACAATATCTTCGCCTCCCATTCCCATAGTCTGAGATTTAATATCGTCATACTCTAGTTTTGGATACTTTGTCCAAGTATCAACGAAGATTTTTCTTAACCTATCCCTCACATAATTTTGTAATGCCCTACCTTTTGCTTTTGCACTTTTTATTTTCATTTTCCCACACTCCTGTTATACAGCTTCCTAGATCCTGTTCTTCTGGAATACCATAATCTAGTTCTTCTTTCATTCTCATTTCACTTTTCTTTAAGGCATCCCATTTGTTTTCGTTTGTAGTTTTTGTGTACATCCAATTAAAGTCATCAGCTGTTGTTGGTTCTAGGTCATCATCAACTGAATATCCGCAACTTGGACATTTAAAGAATATATCACTCATTTTGCATTCCTTATAATCTTATTTCTTGCTTCTGTTTTTTCTTTGACATATTCTTGGTAGTCTTTAGTATCTCCTTTAAATTCAACATATTCTTTTAGTATATTACCAAGATTACCTACCATTTCAACAACAGTATTGTTTACCCTAGTTAACATTTCAACTTTTGCTTCAATTTCTTTAATTGTCGGCTTTTTTCTGGCCATGATCTACCTCCCGTTTCTCTTTTTGCACATTTATGACATATGTTTAGTTTTGAGTGTGTTAAATCACCTATCCATTGATATTTATCATTATTTTCAGTAACTCCACACATATTACATCTGTAATGTATCTTTCCTAGATATTTTCTTACAGACATTATAAACCTAAACCTTGTAGTCTTTTATGTATTATCTTTTTTTCATCATCAGGAAAACTATCCCAATGCTCCATCAATATATCATATGCATATTGATATTTAATCAGTCCTTCAAGTTCGTTTTCATATTTCATTTGACAGGCTCCTTTCCCCTGTGTTTACATTGATATAAATATCTTTCTCTTTTCTGTTTTCCATAAGGAGTAAAGTGAGTATAGTCGGTTTCATGCTCTCTTCTTCCTAATTTAAGATCAGTTCTGGTTATATAATGAAAATATTCTGTTAATCTCATCCTTTTAACCATTTGTTAAATTCTTTTTTACGTTTATCACGCTCTTTAAGAATTTTATCTGTTTTCTTTTTGTTTTTATATCTAGGAATAATCCTACTTCCCATTCTAGAAAAATCACACTTCTGTTTTTTTTTCATATATTTCTCCTCCCATTAATAAGAAAGACTACTTGCATCTGAAGCCCTCCGCCACCCTCATCTTTCTTACGTCTATTCGTTATTAAGAAACAGTCACTGGCGTAATTAAACGACCTGTGATCCGACACCGTCTCTTACTACACTCTTTGATAAACTCCTCCTTCTTAAGTTCATTAACTCTTCCAGCTACAGTATTTATTTCTAATCCTGTATGTCGAGCTATTTCCTTAAGAGATATACCAAAGTCTCTATCATTTTCAGGTATCATATTGATAGCACTAAAGATTATATCTTTTTGTGATCTTAATGTACCGTCTTCATTAATTTCTCTATAAGCTAATCTTGATGTTGTTCTACTCATTTCCCCTCCTTTATCATTCCCCATAGTATACATAGATATACTATAGCATCTGTTAACCTACCTTCTACACCTTCTCTTTGTGATTTATGTCCTCTAAGGTAAGAAGCAATACCATCTACATGTTTCATTAGATATACCCATAGTATCATTTCCTTACTTTGCCCTGTTTGATTGGCTATTCTTTCAAAGTTAGCAAATACATTATCTTCACTCATAGCATATTCTTTTTGACCTTCTGTATGCATGTCTTTAACTTTTAATAATATATCATCTATTAAGTTTAACATCTCTATATGTCTCATTGTTCTATCCTCACATTGTTAACGTTTAATCTTACATTTAGATATTCTCTTTCTCTATTCTTATCACTTTTAACTTGTATCATCTCTATTAGTCCAGTTTCTTTATTTCTATATGGTGTTAAGGACAATAGTTTATTAGCATTATATGCTACTCTAAATGATCCTCTAGATGATGATATATCCATTCCTTCTTTAAAAGCTGATTTACTTATTTCACTAACTGCAAACACTACAACGTTGTGCTTTACTGCAAGTTCCATAAGAGATTGAGATGCTTCTTCTACTTTCATATTATTATCTCTTTGTTTACTTCTAAACAATCCCATATGATCTACTACTACAAGTTCTGGCTTTACAGCCATCATTGATATACGTTTTTCTAACTCATATGGATATGGAGAAGAATAATCAACCGTTAACCATTTAAATGCATCTTCATTGCCATTTTTAAGCTGACTATAATGTTCTATTAATTGTTCGTGAGTCCAGTTATTATCTATCATAACAAATCTAGACCATATTTGCCTAGGAGACATCTCCATTTCAACAAAGTAGGTTGGTTTCTTTAATGCTACCATCCAATTTTGTAATAACATTGTTTTCATACTAGCTGGTGGAGCTTGTATTATAACAACTTCACCTGGATATATAGGAAAATCCTGTCCATATAAAGAACCTATGTTAATTGGTTTATGATCTTTTACATAGAATTCAATTAGTTCTTTTTCCATTGCCTCTGCATCCATAGTTGTTTGAGATTTCTTGGATTTATATAACTTACAAGTATTTACACAATGCTTATCCATTATTACATCATTACAACCATATCTATATCCCTCTCCTCCGTGACCACTATATACACCTTCAACTAATGCATCCATTTCAGATTTCTTAAATTCTTTTTGAACAGATACTCTTTGTCTCCAGTATTCCATGGTCATTCTAACTATGTCTTCTGGGTATCTCCATCTTAAGTGTGCTGCTATACGAAGAGCTGTCACATGTCTTTCTCCAAAACCAGTACCATTTAACATATTTTGTATACAAGGATAGTTAATTGGATCAGGTGTTCTACCTTGATTTTTATGTTCAATAGTTGCTACTTGCTTGGTATTCTTTTTAGTTCTTTCTAGTACATCAAACACTGGTTCACATTCAAGGTCGATAGTTGTTACTTTACCAGGTCTATAAGCTGTTTTCTTAATATGTTCTTTAAAATCATCTTTATCAGTTTCAAACATACTGTCTAAACTATTCTTATGTATCTCTACTTTATATAATCCAGATTTACTATTTCTAGTATTAACTATTCTAATTATTCTAGTTTTATCTGTCACAGATGGATCAGCAAATTCAAATACACCTGCTTTACTTAAAGCATCTTTTACTTTTAGATGTAAGTTTTTACTAGGTTTCCACCTGAATGCACTACTTGGTATACCTACATGAAATCCAGTACCACTGAAATAAACTTTTGTTGGAACTTTTAATCCTTTTAATAGTATAAGTAAATCTCCTAATTTATCTCTAGCTTGAAGTTCATCACTACCATCCACATCCAGCAAAAACTCATCAGGCATATATATAAGTCCATCATATCCTGATAATGAATTGTTTTTAGCATAATATTCTTTTACATAATCATCATAGTCATACAAAGAACAGAAAGTATCATTATCTATTCCTTGCCAATTACCAATAGAGTTAGCATCTTGAAAGTGATGTCTATTGGAAGTTCCAAATGCAAATTCTTTAATCATATCCTCTCCTTTCATATTGTTTTATAGGGGGCACTCACATATTCCTTTGCCTCACGCACCAAGCGCTTCTGGACTTACAGGACCAGTTATTGTACCCCCTATTTGCATCAACTAATTAAAACGGTATTTTATCCTCATTTAGAGGCTCTACTGTTTCATTAGTTGTAGCAGAGGATACAAAATCAGAGCTTACCCCTTCTTGTTCTGAATCGTTTATTTTAGGTTGCACATACTCTTTAAAGTATTTTACAGCTCTACCTTTCCAATATTCAACATCATCTTCAGAAAAGCTTTCAGCTTGGTTGGTAAAGGTTGTTGGTGCAAACTGTTTTAGTATTCTACTATATTTACCATCTTTATATAGATATACATTTACTTCCTTGCTTGCAAGTTGAGATGGATTATCGTCCATTTTAAGTACCATTTTACCATCAGTACCTTCTAGACTGCCAGTTATACCAGCATTAGCAAATCTAAAGACTTGACCTATAGCCCATTCTTCACCATTGCTTACTTTAGCATATATTCTAGCATTAAAGTTTTCTGGATAACCTTCAAACCATACATCAAGATATTTAGCATCATTAAAGACACCATATGCAGCTCTTGATATAGTTAAAGTCTTCCATCCTTCTCCATAACTTACTCCACCACCACCTTTACTTACTGTCATTGTTCTGGCCATTACTATTCTCCTTATTTAACGTTAATAAACTTCTAGTTTTACCACTTCCTGGAGCTCCTACAACTAATATCTTTACTCCATCGAAGTTTTTCTTATTTGCAGCATCTATTACCAATTGATAGTCTTGTTCTATCTCTTCTGGTAGAAGATCAGTTCTATCTTTAGCATGGTCATACTGCTCTGTTCTTTTAGTTACCCATAAATAACTTCTTTTACGAGTTGCACTATCTACTACAGTCTTAGTATAGAACACGAAGTCAAACCATTTAGATATATCTTCTTTTGTAGATCCATCTATATATGGAGTGAATTTAGTAGTTCCATCGTCTAAAGTAGATGTTTTAGAATGACATGTGCATATTACAGTACCAGGTAATCTTGTTATAAATTCAAGACAAGTATCAAGTTTGTTCTTTAATCTTCCCCATTCATTTAATTTCATTCTACCTGATTTATCTGTTAATGTACGCATGAACTTCTTTGATAGTTCAGAAAATGTGTCTAATATCACACCATCAATTAATGTCCCATTGCGTGGTATTACTTTATTCTCTGATTGTTTTACTGTCAGGTTTCCTACTTTAACATCAGTTTGTACTGTTTCTTGCTTATATAGACTAGCAATAACATCTTGGAATTGATTCCATGTACTTGGTGTTAATAAAGGAAATCCCAACGTTTTCTCAATATGACTTTTTGAACCAATAGATTGACTACCATGTTCAAAGTCAAACATTAGATATTTCATATATCCTCTCCTGTTTTATGTTTTTAATTTGCCCTAGATGGGGTTATAATTTACTACTATTATTTTTATTTTCCTACACTTTTTCTGTATTAAACCTACACTTTTTCCTCGATAGTTGTTACCTACATATCTATTCATGTTTGTTATCTCTATCTCCCGCCATCTCCTCGGTTTAATTTTACTTAGAAAGTATCATTGTAGGAAAGTTGAATGAGAATTTATCTTCATAAGGCTGGTTAGTTATTAGTTTTCTAACAGCATTACAAATAAAACTTCCACTCATATTACTACAATAGCTTGTTGCTTTCATTGTGCAAGGTTCTGGGTCAGAATCGTGATCAGGATACCAGATCTTTAGATATTTCTTTAAAGATGGTTTCTTTAATATGTATTGCTGATAGTGTTCTGCTCCCATTCTTCCATCAATAATAGCAAAAGGCTTTATTTTATGATTAGATATATGTGTGACTGCTTCCAACCTTGATGCCATACTATCAAAACCTAGTATTATTATATCATTTGTTTCACTCATTGGTTGCCACTCATTATCTTTTGGAAAGAAACCGATAAATTTATCAATTGTTTCCTTACTTTGTGTGATATTTATAATATGATGATACAAACTTTCAACTTTACTTTTACCGACATCTTTTATATTGTATTGACTTACACCTATATTAACTGGCTCAACTCTGTCTCCATCATATAAAGCAAAGTTTTCAGCTCCCATTCTAGCTAGCTGTATGGCTGCAGAGCTTCCAATAGCTCCGCAACCAAGTATGTGGTAATTGTAATCATTCATATTATCAACTATATCAATATAACGATTAGTAATATCCATAATATCCTCCATATGTTTTAATTGGATCACAATTGATGTATTTAGGATTGGTGCATTTTACTAAAGCATGCCCTGTTATATACATTAGTTCTTCTATTGTGTTTTTAGATATTAACCTTATTTTCAAAGGAATATTTCGTGATTTTAGTTTGTCATTCAACTTACATATTGTAGATGAATATTCTGCATACTTTTTATTCCCCATTGTCATTTCATCATTGAGCTCATCTACTTTTTCAACTAATACTTCCCATGTTTCCTCTACCAGTTTTTCCATTGGATCTTCTTTTTCTTTAGATGCTGATTTAAAACTATTATTCCAACTAGTTATTTCGTTACCTGATAGCATATTTGTCTGCAATGAAGTCACAGCTGGTTTACTACATAGCTCGTCAACTTCATTTATTATTCTTTTAGGAATCTTAGCTTTTGGTTCGTCAATGATTTCAAGGTCAACATCTTTGTGAAATTCAATAGGCTTCCATACAGATACTCTACACTTATACTCACCTTTTATATTAACTACAAGTGCAAAGCTTAAATCACCATCTTTATATTCATCTATGGTGCTTATATCTGTACCACTCCAAAATGCATTCATTGATGCATGAGAATGCCACCAGCAAAATCTCATATTATATTTCTTGTAAGTTATTGCCATCTTACTATAATATTTGGCTAGTTCACCTTTATCTAGATCACAAGTACCTCCTGTAACTTCTTGTTTTAGTATTACAGGATGTTTAATCTGCCAATTTCCTTCTTCATCCTCTATAGTTACAGCCATACCTCCTATCTCAGTGGACATACTGTCTTCAGCGTATTTAGCATAATTTAAAACAGTATTCCAGTCTTTATTAGTCATATATACTTCCATTATTGTATCCTCCTTGCTGCGTTAATTGTTATTCTTTCCAACTCCTGTCTTTCTATTTCTTCTCTTGACATTGGTTCAATAGGTCGAACAGCTTCAAGATAATCATTACAACTTTCTTTTATAGTACAATACTTACTACAATAACTTTCATCTTTCACATCTTCTGGTAACAACTCATCTAATATAATTCGTCCATATGTACAGTTGTTATAAGTTTGGTTACCTATTCTGTGATAAAATTCTTCCTGGTTAGTTACAAAGTTAGGCTTACCATGAAATGACATCCTTATACTATTTAATGGACCTGTGCCTGTGTCATAATGAGATACCAATCTATCCATATACACCTTTAAAGAAACAAAGTCGAGAGATTTAACACATAGATTTATTTCTGATGCCAAATTACCTGCACATACATATGAATATCCTTCGCCAAATGCTCCATTTGAGTTATAAGGAGAAGAATGTGCATGTCTAGATATAAATGGATGCTCTAAGTTATAGCAATTGTCATAATATCCTCCAATAACATATGGTGTTTTATTTGTTGCTCTATTAGCTTGCCATCCATCCTCCCATGGTATGTTATTCAAATCACCATTTGCTGAAGGTGATGATAGTAGGTTTAATAGTTTTGTTAGTTTGATACTTATTCTAATACCTACTTGTCCAGGACAGTTTATTTCAGTAATATCATCTTGACTACCTTGATCTCTGTAATGTATTTTAAGCTCATCATATATGTATGATACATGTATTTTATAATCTAACAACTCTTCAAATTCGTTATAAATAGATTCAATATCAAATTCGATTCTGTCATTCAAACCTCCTATATTACTACACAGCTCTTGTTGTTCAACTATCTTGTTTTTAATTAAATTCCAGTATTCTATTAATGCATTAGTATTATCTTGAGCTACAGTGCCTCTAGCTCTTAAAGAAAACAGTTTTGATTCCATTCTTTCTACATTAGTCCATAGTTCTCGCATTCTCCAGTTTCCATATTCTCTGGCTCTTTCTACAACTTTTGATAAACTGCAAGCTTTTTTTTCTAACTCCAATTTCTTAGCTATAATTGCTCTTATGGTATCATAAGCTCCTGGTCTCCAATAAAACTTCTTTGTAATACCAAGTTTCTTTGTGTTTGCTTGATCCCATCTACTACCTATATATATTTCATTAAATTCATCTATTTCTTCTAAAACTTCTGCTTGTGGCCCCATATACACATTGTCCATCAAGTTTCTTATGTCTATTTCGTATTCACTTAAATTCATTGTATCCTCCTGATTAATGATAATAGGGACAGCATTGGTAGAATGTGTGTTGTGGGATTCTGCCCCTGTTATCTGTGTTAAATAGTATTAGCAACCGCCAGATTTATTATTCTGTACTGCTGCTACTACAGAGTCATCACTCAATTCATGTGTATCCGATACATTTACACCATCAACTGCTATGTCTGCACCTGATGCTATGTCTAACTCTGATCTTAATTGCCCTACAGTAGATGCTGATACTTCTTTATCTACAAATCCACCACCTGACAACCATCTTATTTTACGTACTTCAGCCATAATTGACCTCCTTGTTAGTTAACTATTTCCATTGATTCATTTGATCTACAAAACTATCTTGTGCTGTTTGAGTCAATTCTAATAATTCCATCCAATCTTTGACTTCTTTAACACTCAACTTGTACTCTTTAATGCCTTCGTCTGATGTTATTGTTACTTTTACCTTGTTCATTACGTTTCCTCCATTAAATATTAATAGTAACTACACTCACCATTACAGGTGACCCTTTTGTTATATCTCTATAACTAGACCCTACAAGCCAAGCCTATGCGTCTACATAGCTCCTCGTTACTATTTAATAAATGTTGGCATACAATGCATAATGAGCGTCTAGACCTATTTCTCTTCTGCCTTAGGTATGCCAGCCAAGTTTATACTTTAGTAATTTTCTTTAACACATTTTCTATCCTGAAATGTAATTTTTCTGCCAATTCTTCATGTTTGGTCTGGATATTGATTAATACTTGTACATCTCTTAATATTTGTACAATTTCACTTATATCTTCAACTTTATAAGCCATAGCAAGCCCTCCATATTTGTAATATTAAATAAAATGCAGCCATAAACAGTACTATAAATACACCTTTATCGTATCTATCCATCATTTGCCTCCCTAGTTATTACTATTCTTTTCTTACCATCTAATTCATCTATACTAACATTAACCATATCATTTAGATGCCATTTAACATCTTTTAGTATGTCTGTTGGTATATTAAGTTTACCATTCATACTACCTCTAAGTATTAATTTCATTATTTGCCTCCTTTTTAAAATAACCATCTTCTGTCTTCTTCTTATGCTCCTTATATAGCTTATGATCATTCCATTTAATATCATTCTCATTAAGTATATTCTTTAATACATGATTAAAATCATGCATCTCTAATCGTTCAACCTCATAA